CAGAGAGAACCATCAGATAATAAAATAACCAAATAATTCTTATTATCGTAGTAATCAGAGCCAACATCTTTGATTGTTTTATTTTGTAGAAAATCGAATATGTCATCAATGGTTTCATGGGAACTTTGCATTTAAACTTTCTATCACTATTTCAGGACTAACAAATTTATCTGCATCATGTTCTGTATGTTCCCACCATAGGAATTGGTTTTGAACCAAATTGTTTCGATCCTTTAGAAGATTAATATTTTCAGGATGTCCAAATATTATAGGATCAGAAACAGACCATAGCACTATACCATATTTTTTATGATCCCAACAAAAATGTTGAAAAAAAGAATCGCAAGATATCCATGTTCTGCATTGATTTACAAGGCTTCCAAGCTCATCTAATGATAAATTCTTTCTAAAATCATCAACTAATTGTTCTTCACCTTCAATGCCTACTTGAACTATTGGCTTATCAATTAGTCTAATGAGTTCCTTCCAGTAAGGATAGTTTTTAGGATTGATTTTTCCATTTCTTAAAGCTTTAGAATACGGGCTAATAATAATCATAGGTATAGCTTTCTAAATGCTTTTTCTAAACTATCAGTCCAATTCCATTCAGCCATTTTCTTATAGATACTCCATTGATCTATGTCACCAAATAAAGACATAGCTTCAGATATTGGCCTTCCAGGAACTATATTAGGAAAACAAGTAAATACTTCAGCGTTTGTAATGTCTTTCAATACATTTTTAAATACAATATGATCGCCCATGCCACAATTAAGCACTACAATCTTTTTGTCTTTATAAGCTAAAGTGTTTCTAAAAATTAATTCATCATGTTGATATAGTTGTTGATTTAATTCTGATCTAATTCCACCTTGTGGATTTTTAAGATGCCAAGTATTTGCATGTGGAGCTGCTAAAATTTTATATCCTTTTAGGTATAATCCATAAGTAAATAAAGTTTCTTCTCGGTGCGCTACCCTTGAAAGCCCTAAATTGTAATCATGCACTTTAGCTTGATAAAGAAACGAACAATGAAGATGTTCAACTTCTTTAAGCTTCTTTATTTCTGCCCATTGAATATTAGGCTCTTTATCAATATCTTCTATTTTGCCTGTGTTTTTAGATGTATCAGGATTAACAGGTAAAGTTAATATAGCTCCGCCTATAGCGCCAACATCGTCATTAATCCAAAAATATAATTCTTCTAATACATTCGGTTCGGGTATTGCATCATCATCCACTCGCCATACCCAATCATAACCCATGCGATTAGCTGATTGATGAATATGGTGTTGGCCTTTTTTAGCCGCATATACCCATTCCCATTTAATGCCCTTGTAATCCATAATGCTAAATAAATGTTGATAAATATTATTATTGCGGACATCTTCAGGCTCATCATTGTCATCGAATATAACAAGTTTATCAGGCAATTTTGTCTGATTAATTATAGCGTTAAGAGCTAAAGGTAAAGTAGTTTGGTAACGACCTCTTGTCGCTATAGAGCATAAAACACTAGCCACGATCCCACCTCATAATCATAAGGTTGCATCTATTCTTATCATTAATTTCTTGTGGTTTTTCTGTAATATAACCATGCTCATTAATATAATTGAATTGAAAATCGGGAAAGTGTGATTCATTTAGGCCATGAAGTTTATGATGTTCACCCCAAAAACCTTTAGGCTCATTGTGTGGCGTAGTTAATAAAAGACGCTTGCAATGTTGTTTAAGTTTTTGTGCTATCTCAAGTCCGTTATCAAGATGCTCAATCAATTCAAAAGCTATTATGGTGTCGTATTGAGCTAAAGGATAGGTATTTATATCGGCGTTTGTGAAAGATGTGTTTAAGCCCCATTCCTGTTCGCGGGCGACATCAATAATAATAGGATCGTAATCTAATCCCATATAATTAATATTGTTTGGAAGAAATTGAGAGCCGTAACCTGTAGAGCAACCTATTTCAAGAATATTCTTGCCTAATAGATTGCGATTAGCCCATAGATAACGAGTGGCTTCTCTAGGCAATACAGGATCGCCTTTTAGAAAAACCGCTCGCTCATAATTGTTAGATAATAAATATCTATATAATTGATCGTCATACTGTTTAGCATAAGCTAAAGCATCTTGTTTTGTCTTATTCATTATTATCCTTTTAAGTTAATGTGCCATAAGCCGTTACATTGGCAATTGCCACAAAGTTACCTGATGAATCTAGGCTAAATTTATTTACACCGCTAAATGCAAAATACATTTTAGTTCCTGAATTGCCAATTGACCATGCACCTAATGTTACGCCAGTTGCAGCTCCACTAAATCCTGAAAAGCCACTAAAACCTGATTCGCCAGTAGCCCCGCTGAAGCCTGATATACCTGATGTTCCGTTAATACCGCTAAAGCCTGACAAACCTTGAGAGCCATCTTGACCACTATAACCTGAAAAGCCACTAGCACCTGGAGTTCCTACTTCACCGCTCCAACCACTAAAGCCGCTGATGCCTGATCCGCTATAGCCACTAAAGCCTGAAAATCCTGATGCACCATTAGCACCGCTGAATCCGCTAATGCCTGACGCGCCATTGATACCACTATAACCTGATTCGCCTTGTTCACCGCTATAACCACTATAGCCCGAATATCCGCTTATACCTTCAGCACCTATAGCACCACTATAACCGCTAAAGCCTGAAGCGCCAACTGCACCACTCCATCCGCTAATTCCCGATGCCCCACTAAAGCCTGACAATCCTGACGCACCTACTTCGCCTGAAAAGCCGCTATAGCCTGAAAAACCACTTATACCTGACGCACCATCTTGACCACTATAACCACTAATACCGCTAAAGCCTGAAGCGCCAACTGCTCCGCTAAATCCACTATAACCGCTAAAACCTGAATAGCCTGATACACCATTAACAATTGCTAAAAATATATTATGATTATTTGCAAAGTTTGTAGTGCCAGTTCCTTCGGATGAAATTAAACTTACAGGGACAGTCCAATAACTATTAGCAGTTCCGCCATTAATATTTGTTGTAGCACCTGTAACTCGCCAATATTGATTGTTACCACTTGCAGTTGTATCTTGAATAACAAATTCTTCACTTGGAGTTAAAGTAGCTAGAAAAATATCAATGTCAGTATTATTGACAGTAAGATGACTAATGTTAATTTGAGTAGCGCTAATTTGAGTAGCATTGTTCCATAAAAGATGACCATCAGTAGGCTGACCACTTGTAGCAGTAGTTTGTGCGTCATATTCAAAGAAGCTTGATGATTGACCTTGTGCGCCTGTAGCACCTGAATAGCCACTAAATCCGCTTATGCCACTAGCGCCTGTCGCACCACTATAGCCGCTAATACCGCTAAAACCGCTGAAGCCACTTATACCTGACGCACCTACTTCGCCACTAAATCCGCTATAGCCGCTAATACCTGATGCACCTTCAGCTCCACTATATCCACTAAATCCGCTAATGCCACTAGCACCTACTTCACCGCTATAGCCACTAATACCGCTAAATCCACTAAAGCCCGATATGCCTGATGCACCTACTTCACCTGACCATCCACTTAAACCTGAATGACCTGATGCGCCATCTTGACCTGAATAACCACTCAAGCCATTAATACCACTAAAGCCTGATATACCTGACCATCCGCTAATGCCACTAAAGCCACTAAAACCTTGTGCGCCTACTTCACCTGAATAACCTGAAAACCCTGATATGCCCGAAGCGCCTACTTGACCGCTGAAACCACTAAAGCCACTATAACCTGAAGTGCCATTCAAACCTGAATAGCCACTTAAACCATTAATACCTGAATAGCCACTAGCACCTGATTCGCCGCTCCATCCGCTTATACCTGAAAAACCTTGTGCGCCTACTTCGCCACTATAGCCTGATATTCCACTATAGCCGCTAAAGCCTGAAGTTCCTTGTGGGCCAGCTTCACCGCTAAAGCCACTATCACCTGATATGCCATCAAGTCCACTATAGCCTGAATAGCCGCTAAAGCCACTTACGCCTGATCCACTATATCCTGAAAAACCTGATATACCGCTTGTTCCATCAGCACCGCTATAGCCACTAAATCCTGAAGCTCCAATAGCTCCGCTATATCCGCTAAATCCTGACAAACCATTTTGACCTGAATAACCGCTAAAACCACTTAAACCATTTTGTCCGCTATATCCACTAAAACCTGAAATACCACTAGCGCCAGGTGGCCCTACAATTTGGCCTACATTAACCCAAGCTGATCCATCCCATACATATAAATCACCATCGGATTCTACAATGTATGCATCATTTAAATTTCCACTTGGTGGCAAAGATGCAGGTGTTGGAACAGTTCCAATAATATTAATTGATGTTCCTTGTTGGCCACTATATCCTGAAAAACCACTATAACCGCTAATGCCTGATCCGCTATATCCGCTTATACCGCTGAAGCCCGATATTCCACTTGCGCCAACGGCGCCACTAAAGCCTGATAGGCCACTAGCACCTGAAGCTCCACTAAATCCTGATACGCCACTACCGCTATAACCTGAAAAACCTGATATACCTGATCCGCTATAACCGCTATAACCGCTATACCCTGATATGCCTGAAATTCCAGCGCCACTTGCGCCACTATAGCCTGAAAAACCTGAATAGCCTGAAGCGCCCGAACTTCCAATGATCCCACGATCAACTGTTAATGTAAGCTCTGCTGCTGATTGAATTTCTGCGTTAATAATAGCCATTTAGTTTATCACTCCGTCTGATCTTACTAGAAATAGTAAGAAAATAATTAAATCTTGTGCAGGTGTTGAGCCACTTGCAGGGTATGAAATTTTAATGCGACCTGAAAAACCTACAGGATCAGCAGCGTTAATATCCAATTGAGGATCGCTTGCTATAACACCCCATGCACCTTCGTCAATAACCAATGTAAATAATCCATTAGCATTATCTCTATTTGTGATGGTAAGCGTAACTGCACTAGGTGGCGGTGAGTAATCAGCTATGTCAAAAGTAAGACCATAACGACTATCTCTAACATTAGATAATTGTCTGCGAATAATAGATGCGTTAATAGTAGCGCCAGTTAGGTCTATAGGTAAATCTGTGGATGTTTGGGTAAGTGTTAGATTCCAGTAGGTAGCTTGATTATATACAAGTTCGCCAGCGATAATCTGATTGTCAAATCCTGAAACTTGACGGAGTGTGTTTTTATTAAAGATAGCCATAATTTTCCTTGCAAGGTTAATGACGCAAGCATCTTTCTGACGCAATGCGATAATTATGTCTTATGATATTTTTAGATTATACCTTAAAAACCCCAAGAAACAAAAGAATATCTTGTGCCTTTTGTGATTGTAGTAACGGCATGAGGATATAAAAAGTTAGAAGGAAATAAGATTATATCGCCAGCAGATAAATTTACTTTTTTGCTATCAAACATTAAAAAATCGCCACCTTCAAAGTCATCATTAAGCAAACCTAAAATAGATAAAATAGGAACGCCTTTTTTTTCACCATCAAATAATGTATGAATATGGTCATAATGCAATTTCATGTTAGCGCCTACTTGATAACGATTAAATCTTATATTTGAAATTTCTTGTAATTGAAAAGGCATAGGAGCAACATTATTTAAATAGTCACTAACACAATTTTTTATTTTATTATTTAAATAATCCATGTATTTATTTTGATACGCAATGTCAAGATCATCTTCATAAGTTGTATTTTCTTGTGTTATTGGATCATTATAAGAATGTTTAGCCCATTGAATTTCATTCAAATCATTTATAATTTCTTTGCTCATTGATGGTTCAATAGCTTTATATATAGCAATATAATCTTGTAAATTTGTGTTCATATTATTTTAAATATAAAGCAGTAGAAGAATCTTCATCGCCTAAATTTCCTCTTATAAATGTATTAAATGAAATACTAATTCTAGTTTCTTTACTTGTAGTTGGCAAAACACTATGCATAAAAGAAGATGGAAATAATACTAAATCGCCTGTTTCTACAAAAATAGCAACATCTTGACTATTATAATTATTAGTTTGATTATGATTAATATTAAAAATAAAAGGCAAATCTCTATAAAAATTAATCATATCTTCATTTTTTATAGCGTTTATATAAAATACACCTGATATAAAACTATTAGGATGAGAATGCTTATGATGAAATTGATTTGGTTCTGTGTAGTTAGCCCACGATTGTGTCATATAAACATCTATATTTGAACCAGGATAAATAATATTTACATATTCTTTTAAATGCTCATTAATTGTTTTTTTTAATTCTGTAAATAAAGAATATTCAAATATATATCCACTTTCACTTCTTAAATTTCCCGTATTTAAAATTTTAGGCAAATTTAATAAATAATCTTTTTGTTGATTAATTAATGGGGCATCAATATTATTAATATATAAAGGCGTTGGAAATAAATCCATGATTTTTGTATTATTCATATTTTGTCTTTATAAAAATTTTACATCTTTACGCTCAATTTGTGGATTATTTTTTTTGTGTTCAATCGCTTCTATTGGATCGTCTTTAAGATTTAATTGAATAATTGTAGGATCAATACTGCTTGCAATTAATGGTGTGTCTTTAGGAATTAACCCAATATTTTTTAATGCAGTCCAAGTTAAAGGATTGCTCATAGCATTTTTAATTTTAGCAGCAGATGGTCTTCCATTAGCTATAACTTCAGCTTGCATTTCTCTTGCTAATAAAACAGTAAATTCATTGGCCGCATTAACTTCAAACATTTCCTCATCAGAATAAGGTGTGCCGTCTTTATGCTTTAATCTTGTTGGCTCTGCTAATTCATAACATTCGGCAAGATATTTTTCAATAATTTTAATTTCATCTCTATTTTGTGCAAAGTTTCTTTTTTCTTCTTCAAAAAAAGATTCCATTTCAATAATTTCAGCTTCTAACTCTATAATAATATGAGGAAGCGCATCAATAGATTTAAGATGTTTTAATTCTTCATATTTAGCTTTTGATTTTAAATCTGCTACTGTTTCTAATATAGCTGCTCTTTTACGGCCATCTAAAAATCCATGAAGTGTTTTAATTTTTTCCCAAACAGTTTCACCTATTACTTGATATCTATAATTAAATTCACTATTTAATTTTGCCATTATCTTATCCTTTGTTAAAAAATTATGCAGTTAATGAATAACCAACGCCACCTACACCAGCTCTAGCAGTTCCTACGCCTGGAGTGTCAGTTGCAATAACGCCTGTATTAGATACAAGATTAGATATTGAAGTTGATCCGCTTGGATTATATCCAAATCCAAATATAGCTTTATTGTTACCATAGAGAGATGCAGCTAAACCATTTCTAGCAGTTCCTACGCCTGGAGTGTCAGTTGCAATAACGCCTGTATTAGATACAAGATTAGATACATTTGTCAAAAAAGGCGTTACGGGCTGACTTCCAAATGCAACTATACCTTTATCCCCCCCATAAGCAGCACCAACAGCATTAGTCCTTAAAGTTGTGCCAGGTGCAATTGCCACAGGTGCGGCAATAACGCCTGTATTAGATATAAGATTATAACCACCTGAACTACCCAAAGGGAAACCTTGAGGGCCAGAGCTTCCTAAACCTACCATACCTTTATCATTGTTACCCCCATAGGAAAGACCAAATCCGAATCCTTTAGTTCCAGCCGTAGGATAAAGTGAAGATGCACCAACAACACCTGTGTTTGTTATAAAATTAGTTTGACTTGAGCCAGAAGGATTGCCACCTGGAAAGCCACCAAAAATTACACCTTTATCAGAACCATATATAGCTCCTTGTGCATAACTTCTAGCAACTGGCCCAGTCGCAGAACTATCAGAAGAAACAACACCAGTATTTGATACATAATTATATGCTTGAGTATTATTAATAGAGCCTGTTGTGTCCCCAAATGCAAATATACCTTTATCGCCACCATAACCAACACCACATGCACCAGCTCTAGCAGTTCCTACGCCTGGCGTATCACTTGCAACAACTCCTACGCTAGATATTAAATTAGTTACTGAAGTAACAGGGCCATTAACAATTCCTCTTGAAGGAGTAGCACCTAAACCGCCATATCCAAATATAGCTTTTTGCGTCAAAATAGAATTAGATTTACCATAAAAATCAGTAGGCATAACAATAACTCCTGAAGCTACGCCTGCTAATGTTCTTACATTAGTATCATTTAAAGATATAGTTGCCGTTGCGGATACGCCTAATTCAACCGCGATAGATTCACCTGTAGAAGGGCCTGCTAAACTTATTGCGCCTGAAGGATTAAGAGCCATTATGGAGTTCCGTATGCAGTAATATTATTAGATGAAGTAATTGCGCCAGTTGATGTAATAGATGCAACGACAGTTGCTCCATATTTAATTTGTAAAACTCCGCCTGTTTCTATAATAGTAAAGTTAGTAGTGGCCAATGTTGCGGCAGCAGGAACGGCATTGTATAAAGCCGTTGAAGCATCAAGCTGACCTGATGAATTTACATTGTTTGCTAATTGAGATAAGTTATAAGCTTGTGTCATTATGCTGCTCCAGCTCTTGCGAATGATTGTTGTAATATTTCATTCAATGTTGTAGTAGGTGTATTTGTCAAAGTATAACTCCCTAATGCAGTAGTATAATCTGTTCCTAGTAATAATAAAAGCCCATTCATAAATATATTTAATGCGCCAGTAGTATAACTAAATGTATATGTAGTTTGGCCAACAACTGTATTAATACTTATATTAACAGGTGTTCCGTTAGGCACACCCAAATTATTAGCTGCCCATTGAATAACTGTCATTTTACCAGTAATTGGGCTTGGAAAATTAGTTATATTTCCTGCCACTATATCATAATCCGTATCTGACATAACTGCGCCGTTTGTAAATAATAGCTCATAGCCTGAATCTAAAGTAAAACCAGGAACGACAGTTGAAGTTGGCGTTGTTATATCTATAATATTTCGACTAAATGAAGCATAAGAAGTGCCTGTAGTAGTCGTAACACTTCTAAATGAAATGATTGTAATAATATCGCCTGTAACTGCACCTGTGTTTAAGGTTACAGTAGTGGCATTTTCTGTATAGTCTAGCGTTGGGTTAAACAATACGCCATTTCTAAATACTAAATCTTGACCTGTAATATAACCTGCTGATCCTGTTACGCGAGTGGTTGGGGTAAATACAGTTTGGGCGCTAGTAGCCGTAAATGAATCTATAGTCATATAGAAGTTATCAGGCGCACTAAAACCTACTACTCGCCCATAAATATCAATAGTTAATGTTGAAGCTGATCCTGTGTAAGTATAAACACCTGCTCCAAAATTAAGGAATTGTTGAAGTTGAGCTACTATTTTTCCATCAGGGCTATTAGTAATACCTATTTCACCTGTTCCAACGGATGTTGTTCCTGTATTAATTAATTGACCAGTTCTATTATCAAGGTCAATAACATTAATGCCATCAGGTAAAGCAGACCATATTGTAGGATCAAATAAAGCAGTTACAGTAGGAACAAATGCAGCAGTTCCAGCCGCATAAGCCGCAAGTCCTGTATCAAAACTCATTTTACGACCAGTTCTATTTGAATAAGTTAAATAGTAAGTAGTGCCAAAAGCAGGATCAGCTAGATACCATGTATATTCTGAAGGGCTTGTGCTAGGTGTAGTTGAGTTTTGATTGTGTAGTCCATAATATGTTTTATTTGTAGGGCTAAAGCTAAATCCAGCGCCAGCAATGCTTGTTGCATAAGCTACAGTAATATATTTTTCTGTAAATTGAAATGTGCTTGGTCGCCATTTATAAACAGTTGATGCAGGTGAAAAATCACTTGTAGCAAGTTGATTAACCATGCGGCTAAAGAAATACCAATCGCCTTGAGGTATGTCAAACAATTGAACATCAGGCAGCACTTCATTTAATCCATAAGGAGTGCCATTAGACTGAATAGCCGTAGTGCCTGCAAATATTCTTTGATCTGCCGTTGGGTTTGAATAAGCTGAATACCAAACTTCAGCATATTGAGTAATGCCAGCACTTGATGATGTAATCCTTACGCTAAATGCTGGATTAACGGCAGTTGGCAAAGCATTAACAATAACAGGTGCAGGAACAGTTCCAAAAGTAATAGGTGATCCAATACCTGTATTTGGAGCAGGTGTAAATTGAGTTATATTACGATCATCATAAACCTGTGGATTATATTCAGTAATAGTTAATTCAGCAGTAATTTCACCTGTGTCTGCTATTTTTTCTATAACTTTAGTAATTCTAAATAGTTTAGCCACAAAACCATAATTAGTATTAGTTAATGTAACAATGTCGCCAGCTTCTAATTGAATGCCAACATATCCAATTTCTAAAACTATATTTAAATCTTCTCTAGCCGCTTCTAGCATTCTATTAGCAAGATATTGAGCAGTTATATCATTGTTAGTTAAATAAAGATTAACCGATTGTTTATTAACAGGCTCATTAGGAAATAATAATGTTGGCGCAATAGTAGCAAGATCAAATGTTACAGAGCTAAATGTATCTTGTTCTGATTTATTAGGATATTTAACTTCAATTACATTAAATGAATTTGATACATCAATAGGAGTAATTTGTATTGGCGAAATAATATTAGAATCATTTAAATCCATAGCTACTGTATAAGTAGGGCTTTGAACAATTACTCCCCAAAGTCCTGTTATTTCATTGTATTTAACCAAACAATCGCAACAATCTGACATTGATTGAATGTTTTGCATAATTTTTAAATTGGTATCTAAAGTGCCATTAAATTCAAAACGAGGTTGGGTTGATGTTCCGCCTGAATAATTTGTATATGTAAACAAAGCATTAGAATAAGTATTTAACGCAGTTAAAGATGTGGTATCAATTAAAGAAGGATTAATAGCAGCACCATATCTTGTAGAAGTAAAATAATCCAATAAACAATCACCAGGTGCTTTTCTTGAATTAGTAACTTGAAAGCGAGTAGTTTGTAAAGATGTTAATGCTCTGTCTGCATTGTATTTAAGATGCACAATAGCAAAAGCACAATTGCTCATTAGTTTTGTGTTATTCCATTTATATACAAGATTAGATGCGCTCATAACATCAACCGCATTTATTGTGCTATTAGTTGGGCTACCTGATCCATTTCTATATAAATAGATATCCATATTGCCAGCTACATTTTGAGTTTCTCCAGTTGATTCGTCTGTTAATGTATCCACAGAATATCCATTAGCATTAAAATTAACTCGCTTGCCACCCCAATATACATTTCCAAAATTAATAGTATCGGGCGATCCGCCTGTTTCTGTATTAGTAACTTCGCATAAACTTATTACCCAGTAAATATCTTGATTATCTGTAGAAATAGACATATCAGTAATAATGCCACCCACAAAAGCTTGACCATAAACTACAGGTAATTTGTTATCGCCTGCTGGCGGAAGTTGTTGGCGACTGCCAGGATTAGGTTGTTGCGCTTGTTCAAAGTTACCTGCGCTTGGTGGTTTAGGTGCAAATATTGAAGAAACAACGGAAGATATAACCATGTTAATTGCAAAGCCAACGGCAGCAACAACAAATGAAGAAGTTCCTGCGGCTAATATTGCGCCCGCAATAATAGAGCCTGCGCCAAAAGCATCAGAGCAAAATAAAAAGAATATAAAAAAGTTAATTATAAAAGCGGTCATTGCATCCAATTTTCTTCTATTTTTTTAAATCCTAATTTTGAATAATCAAAGTCAGGGCTACTTACCATTTTGGTAATTGTAAATAATTTAATTCTGCCTTGCTCTTTTAATTGTTTAGCATAATTAATATATGCTTTTAAAAGTCTTACACCTACCATGCGCATTCTGTGTTTTGGTTTTACATACCAAGCTAATTCATACATAGCATAAGTTTTGTCGCACCATATTATAGGACTTATTAAACCTATAATAAAACCAACATTATCTTCTATAAAAATAACACCGCGACCTGCAATAATACTATCCACAAGAGAATCAAAATATTCAGGATTATCAATATTTTTATATTGTTCTATTGGGCTTTCGTCCCTAAACATTCGCATCATTTCTTGCAATTGTATTTTGTCGTATTTTGTAGCTTGTCTTATCACACATCTTTTCCAAAAGAATAATTAATTGTTTCTATAAACCCTACTCGCGCCATTGAAGTATCTGTAGGATTAAAGTAAGTCCACGCATTGTTATTGGTATAACGACCAGCGGTTCTATTTTGTAAAATAATTTGAATGCTTGAAGCGGAAGCAGTTATCATACCTACATACATTCTTGAATCTTCCATCCATTGCTCTGTGATACCAAATGAATTGATGTAGCCTGTAAAAAACTTGTAAAGACCGCCAGTTCCGCCAGCAGTTATTAATGCGCCATTAGTATCAAAAAACCCATGCCACATTTCAATTAATGAGCCTTTAATTTCATTGCCTAATACCCATCCTAATAATGCAGTATCAATACCCACTAAAGTAATTGAAGTTTCATTGGCGGTTGATTTAATATCGCGTTGAACATCATTAATTTTAACTAATGATCCTAATGCGCTAAATGGTTCTGAATCGACTGCGGCAATAGTAAGTGCGCTTGGAGTAGTAGCAAAACGATAATATACAGTTTGATAAACTGTGCCTGTGCCTGTAGCTGGAGTTGTTATAACTGCAGTAAATACTTCGCCTACTGTATTAGATGTTGCGCCATATAAAGTAAAATCTGTAGTGCCAATAGTTCTAATGGTATATTGAACACCATTAACCATAGCAGTTGCATTGACAGTTACTCGCGTTGTTACGCGAACAAAGTCTGCCATTCTTATATTGTTTGTATTATCTACTGGCGCTATTACATTCATAGGACATCTTCAATTGCTACAAAAGGGCCATTCCATTGAATAAATGAATCGTTAGTCATAGGCACTAATGTATAAGTTGGATATTCTCTCAATATAACAGGAAAAGTAACGCCAGCATAAGTTGAGCCGCCCATGCTTACAGTTGTTCCGTATTGACCAATAACTGCGCCGACTGTAGTTGCTAAAGTGGTAATAAGATTTCTGTGAACAGGAATATTAACAGTTGATCCTGCCCCTCTTAAAACATCAGCAGTTGCTATATAAGCATATCGACCTACTTGACAAAAATCACCCACTTTAACAATGTATGCGCTTGATGCTATACTTGGTAATGATCCCAATACAAGTGTTTTGTTTGCGCTTGCAGTTTGCCATTCGCAAGAAGCTATTTGACCTGAAGTCATATCGCCTTGATAGGAAACATAATTAAGCCAGCCAATATTTGTAAAGTTAAGGTATTGTTCTAACGATTTATCGTTTACTCGCAATGTTGAAAGCAATGATCTATTTTGACTATAAAGCAAATACTTCATAGGATTCATTGTAAATTCAAAAGGTTGAACAGTAAGAAGTTCGGAAGTTGAGATGCGTTGATTGCGACTTAAAACTTGACCGACAAGCTTTTGGTCATTAATAGCAATAGATTCTGAAATTTGTAATATTGTATTTAATGACATAACTTATGTCCTTGATTGTGGAAGTGATCTTGTAGCTGATTGATTAGCTGCAAAAACCGCATTTTTATTTTTTGCTAAAAATTGTGTAGCAGATTGCGTATCAATAGCACTCATGCTTGCAATATATGGCCCATTATACACTACTTGCGCTCCACCGCCCATAGAGCCTAATTGATTGTTAGGGATAACTGTGCCTGAAGTTTTAGGAACAAATAATTCAGGGCCACGCTCACCTACCATATATGAATTCATACTACTAACATCACCGCCTTCAGCTTTGCCACCCCAAAAAGCAGTTGAACCAAATGCAGGTTTAGCGCCACCGCCACCGCCAAATAGACCACTAAAAAAACCACCAATACCCGAACTTTGAAATAAGGATGTAGCTTGCGCTTTTAATTGAATTTTAATAAGGTCACTAATAATGCTTCTTGCTAAATCACTAAAACTTAATTTTCCTGTTTGAACAAATTGATCTAAAGCTTGCTCAAGATTTTGTGTAACAGATACGAATGCTTGCTCACCCATTTTAGCAGCATTAGTAGCGCTATCGGTATAACTAGCAAAAGCTTTTTTCCAGCCGTATTCAAAACTTCTTTGTGATTCACCAATTTGATATGCTTCTTTAGCTCGTGCTATTTCTACTTCAGCAAAAGCGTTAGCTTGAGCTTCACTCATCTTACGACCATATTGATCGCCTAAAGTTAATTGTTTGCGCTTTTGTTCAATATCAAATAATTCTAATTGTAGCTTTCTTTCATTTTCTGAAACAAAAGCCAATTCATTTTCTTTTTGTAATCTTTCGCTTTTAGCTTGGCTAATTAATATTTCTTTATCGTAAAATTCTTGTTGCCTTTTTAAAGCTTCTTTAGCTTTTTTTGCTTCAGCTTCAGCTTCAGTATCTTTTGCTTTTATAACATCTCTAACATCTTTTTTAGGTGCAGCCGTTCCGCCAATGCCTGACATAATGCTAGGAATGTTAGCGCCTTGAACTGATCCTCTTTCTGCAAATTCATATTTTTGGAAACCTTCTTTATCTTTCCAAGCCGCCCACCAACCTGCTTCTTTTCTAATCTCTGCAAATCGATCAACTATACCTTGTGATCTTTTTTGCCAATTTTCCATAGAAACTGTTACATATTCAAAAGCTGGAGCTAACTTATCTGCAAGTGTTACTTTTAAATTTAAAAAGAATCTATCTAATCTATCAACTGAATTTCCTATGCTTTTAAATGCTTCTTCTGATCCTGCAAATTTACCTTTAGTTTTTTCAAATTCATCCGCCATCCCTTTAATATCAACGCCACGAATAGCTCTACCAAACATATCCATAGCAAGCGCATTTCGTTTGGTAGTATCTTCAACACCAGCAAGGGATTTAATAGTTTTTTGGAATAATTCATCAGGTGAGAGTGTTCTTAAATCTTTAAGAGAAACACCAACTGATAAAAAAGCTTTTTGTGCTTTAGCGCCACCTTGTGCGGCTTCATCAACTTTATTAGCGAATGATGCCATAAGTTTGCCAGCATCGTCAGCATTACCACCATTTGTTGATAAGGCTTGCGACATACGCAATACAGATTGAACAGACATATCATTAGCTTTAGCGACATCGTTTATTTTGTCAGCAAAGTTAATTGCTTCGCGAGCGGAAGCAGTAAAGGCTACTGCAACCGCACCTAGTGATAGTTTTGCGCCTGCACTAAAGCCTTCTACCTTATCTTTAGCCTTACCTAAATTGGCATTAAACTCGCCTGCATCAAGCCCAAGTAAAACCGCTAATCTTGAAATAATTGCCATTGTTATTTACCTTGAAATCTGTCCATTTTAAAGTCAGGTGCTTGCGACATAAATGTTAGTAAGGATTCGCTAGGATCAGCTTTTTCTATACCATAAAAATATTCATAAGCACTACCTAAAACGCTTTTAAGAGTATAGGGTTGGCTATTACTTGCTCTTAAATAATTAAAAACTCCAGCAACTAAAGTTCCTTGCATATTTAATAAGCTTCTATTTCCAACTAACCCATCCGCATACATGACTGTTATTTCATTCATGGTAGCTTCATCAAGCGCATCTATATCTTGTATTGTATGCCCGTTAAAAATCATAGATGCCCGCACTTGGGTTCTTAACGAGCCTACTACTTTGACTTTATGTCTTTATAGTCAGGGCTAATAACCTCGTTAATTTTTTCCACTAAAGTCATTTGGACTGTTAATGGAAATTCAGTTTCTACATCTTCATAAGTTATATCTTCTAATGATCCTGTTTCAGGTATTAGAAATTTAATATATTGAACTATTCTGTGTTGCAATATATGTTTATTTTTAGCAGTTTCTCTAATTGATCTGCCGTCAATAATAAAGTCATTATCTTTAACTTCCACACCTTCTTGATCTTTAAGATTCTCAAAGGCTTTTATCATCAATTGATATTCTTGTTCAATCTTTTCTTCGTTAGGATTTTTAAAGTAATTATAAATAGCTTCAATTTCTTGAACGCTTGGAATCCTTACTTTAAATGTATGATCGCCTAATTCAAACGACCTAGTTAATACTGATAATCTATTTTCCTCGTATTTTTTACCGAGTGCTGATCCTAATTTGCTCATGTCTTATTTCCCTTGTGTTGTTAAATTTTTAGCTTTATATGCATCCATTTTTTGTTTAATAATCATTCCTAATTTTGTTGCTACCATTTGCGCTTGTGATTCTAATGATACTCGCATAAATGGTTTTGCAGACATTTTGCCTGTGCCAAATTCGTTTGCAATAGCTCTTGCATCAAACATAACGCCTGCTTCAGTATAAAATTTCCTTCTAGCCTTTTTGTATTCTTTACCTTTTAAATCACCATATTGAGATTGAAATTGTTGTTTTACTTTTTTAGGAATTGGTCGAGATGAAACGAGAGATATAACAGAATCTTTTGGTGTTACATATCTTGACTTCATATCTTTTCTAGTAGGTCGCCTTGCGGTGATATACAAAGAACGATCCAATGCGCCTGTGTCTTTAGGTGATAATGCTTTTGCCATAGCCAATACAGGCTTCATGGCTTCTCTAACTGCTGGTATTAATACTTTGCTCTTTGCGTCTTTATCGCCAAACTGCTCTTGAAATTCTTTAAATGCATCAAGAGTTTCTTTTAAACCATTGACTGCAAATTTAACACTCATTAATCTGCCTTAATTATTTTATGATAAACCGCATTATTAAGTTTAATAGCATAATCGACACATTCTTCAGGTGTAAGTTTATCCGCATGATTTTTAGCAATCTCATGGGCTAAATTAATACCTGTTAAGCGTTGTTGGGCAAACCCAAACCAATTCTTTTGACCTGAATTAGATTGGGCTACCAAATAACTTAATAAGTCATCGCTATTATTTATTTGTGTCGTCATTTTGTATTACCTTTTCTTTTTTTATATTTTCATAAGGATTAGCTTTAGCTAATGCTTTTAGTGCAACATATTCAGCACTATCAGGATTAGCTTTTGCTAAAGCATCAGCAACTTCTTTTGCATCGACAGGCAAGCCTAAAGCTACTGCATCAAGGCTTTGATAGGTGCTTGTCAATAATTCAATAGCTTCAGATAATTTCATATTTAATCCTTATTAAGCGTTGTTTGACCAACCATATTGATTGCCGCGCGGATGAATTGTAAATGTGCATTTAGCTTCAGCCGTTGGGTTAGGATCGACTGTGAATTGACCTACTCGGCCATTAAAAGCATAATTTACAATGTTTGTGCCATCAGTTGCAGAAATAATAAATGTTCTGTCGATTGTGCCGTTGTATGCATCGCCACGCATTAATAAAAGGTTTGCGTCACTTGGATTCCAAGCGGCAGTAATTGTCATTGATGTTGGAGCGGCTTGTGTAGGAATCTTGTCAGATTGACGAGAACCAGCCACATTAAAGTTTGCAACCGCATCATCTTGACCAAAAGCTGGAATAGCTTCTACAGGCAATAAATTTGCTGAAACTGCTAAAGCTGAAACGCTTGCATATACAGAAAGGTTAGCTACTGTTAAAGGTGTTGGTGTTGCTGAAGCTTGGCAATAAAGACTTGCGCTAAAACCTGGTAAAACTTTATTTGGAAGTGCCATAATTTATTTCCTCACATTAAAAAATTAAAAAGTTCTTATGTTGGTATGTATAAGGTGCAATCCATAAAT